GGTCTTATCTGGTGTCGGAGCATTTGCCTGCCTGGTTTTTGTCTAGCTACCCGCAGTATTCGGTTCTGTTGGCTTCTTATGAGGCGGATTTTGCTCAGGAGTGGTCGGGTAAGGTGAGGGATCATATTTCGGATCATCCGGAGTTTGGTGTGGCGGTGGCGGGCGGTAAGTCGGCGGCTAAGCGTAAGTTTGATTTGGATGAGCATCGTGGCTATATGAAGGCGGCGGGTGCGGGTGGTCCGTTGACGGGTTCGGGTGGTCAGTTTATTATTGTTGATGATCCTATTAAGAACGCTCAGGACGCTATGTCTGCGATTGAGCGCGAGAATTTGGATAATTGGTGGCATAGCACGTTGTATACGAGGCGCGAGCCGTGGGATGATGGCACTCCGGGGCGTACGATCCTTATGGCGACCCGTTGGCATTCGGATGATTTGACTGGGCGCCGTGTTCCTTCTGTTCCGGTGTTGGGCGATCAGTGGGCGTTGCTTAATTTGCAGGCTATTTTTGAGCCGAACGATAATCAGCAGGTGGATCCGTTGGGTCGCGCTCCGGGGGAGGCGTTGTGTCCTGAGCGTTTTCCGATAGACGAGTTGTTGTCGGTTAAGGAGTCGAATGCCCGCTGGTTTCAGTCGATGTATCAGGGGGAGCCGGATTTGGAGGAGGGTAACCTTATTCAGCGCCCGTTTAATCATTACACGTTGGATGACGGTATTTATCATACGAAGAACGAGAACGGCGAGGAGTCGTATTTTCCTCGGGACGAGTGTTATCGGTTCGCTACTCTTGATCCGGCGGGTACGGATAAGTCGTATTCTGATTATACGGTGATGTGTGTGTTTGATGTCACGAACGAGTCTCCGAGGCGGTTGATGTTGCACGCTGTTGAGCGGGTGAAGATGGATGAGTCGGCGCACGAGGCTAGGGTTATTGAGTGGTACCGGAAGTACGAGTTGTCGGCTTTGCATGTGGAGAACGCCACGTTCGGTAAGAACATTATTTCTCGGTTGACGGGTAGGCCGGGTATGTTGATTCAGAAGTTGAAGGCGGATGCTAATAAGATTTGGCGGGCGTTGCCTGTTGATTATGAGATCCGTAACGGGTTGTTGTGGTTTCCGAGGGACGCTGTGTGGTTGGATGATTTTGAGCGGGAGTTGGTGAAGTTTCCTAAGGTCAATCACGATGACCAGGTGGACGCGTTGGCGTACGGTGTGCAGGTGTTTAAGTCGATGCCTGTTTATTTCCATAAGAAGCGGGAGCCGGTTACGGCTATGGAGATTGCTATTGCTCATCGGGAGGAGTTGGCGGGTAAGAGCCGTCGGGGTAGGCGTAGGCGTATGCCGGGTGTCGGGGCGTGGTGATGGGTCTGCTATAGTGGGTTTGAGCCCCTGAAGGAGAACTAAGATGGCGACCCCGGATTACGAACACCAATCAACAGAAGTCGAGTGGAGCATCCAGCCGAACTACGTGCCGTCCGACAACTATAACGAGCACGTGTGCGCTATGACCGGGTTCTCTAAGCGTCCGGCAGAAGTTGTATATCGAGGCCCGCACATTGATGATTTCATGGGGTTCTTCACTATCGGTCAGGACGCCGCCGAACAGTTGGCCCGTCTGATCGGGTTCGTGGACCCGGACGAGATCTTGATGACTCCGTCGGAGGAGTTGATTGTTGAGAACGAATCGTTGCGGGGGGAGATTAGTGGGTTGAATGACACGATCGACCGGTTGAGGGACGTTCTTTCGTGACGTACTATCTTGTGTTGTCTGCTGTAACTAACGTTGTTTTGGCAGGACTTATTGCTTATTTGTTTCGGTTGGCTTCGGCCGAGCGCCGCATTTTGTTTGCTGCTTCGTTGCAGGCTAGGGGCGATACGGACGCTGCTCGGAGGGCGGCGGGTCCTACTCATTCGGAGGCGAAGGCCGCTGTGGAGCAGCAGTTGAAGATTCAGCAGGAGATCAAAGATAACGGTGGAGCCTTTATCCCTCCCGGCGCTAAGCCGGTCGGCGTCTGATCTGATAGGATGAACGAATGGCCGTAGACAGCACACCAGCGATATCCTCCGGCGCCAATACTTTTGAGGCGGCGTACCGGGGTAAAGATTCTATGGCGGGGGAGATTCGACAAAAGTATTGGGACGCTGTTCAGGGTCTTCGTACGGAGATGCGGGACTATTGGTTGAATCATGCGTTTCTTCACGGGTATCAGTGGCTGTATTGGTCGGAGAACGCTGGTCGGCTCGATGAGATGCCTGCGGATCCTGATCGGGTGCAGGCGACGGTCAATCGTCTTTGGCCTAATTCTAGGACTATTATTTCTACTCTGATGCAGCGCGAGCTGTCGTTCGAGGTTCCCCCTAACGCAGCCGACGATTCGCATATGCGTGGCGCCCGTCTGGCCGAAACTATCGCACGGGCCGTACATCACGATCATAGCTGGGAGAACCTGCGTGAGAACATGTACTACGCCGTGTGGAAGGGCGGTACTGCCGCTATGTGTGTCGACTGGGACGATACCTCCGTCGAGATACTTTCGGACGATACTCAGGGGACGTCCCCTCTGGGGGAGGGGGATACGTACGAGGAATGGTTGAACATCACGCAGTTCGTTGTGGAGCCGGGCGTTCGAGAACCCGAGAAGGCCCGCTATTGGATTAAGGCGGTGGCTTTGCCTCCGACCGAGGTTAAGGCTATGTTCCCGGACGTGTGGGAAGATGACGAGATGCCTCCGGCGGACGCTACCGCCGGTCTGGCTCCGTTTCATCGTAAGCTCATGTCGTACGACAGGGGCGGCGATTCGGATCTTATTGATTTGACTCTGGTTATGACGTATTATGAGCGTCCGAACAACGAGTGCCCGGAGGGCAAGGTTGTTCGGGTCGTGGATCAGAAGGTCGTGTTCGAGGCGGAGTGGCCGTTCCCGTTTAAGAACAAGTTGAATCTGGTTGTGGTTCGTGAGACGCTTCGTGAGAATCGTTGGACGGGGGACACGGTGTTGACCGCTGCCCGCCCGATCCAAACGTTGTTGAACGTGTCGTGGTCTTCTATCGCTGAGCATATGAAGTTGGCGGGTAACGCCCGTCTGCTGGTGCCTATGTCTTCTATTGAGATGATGCAGTCGTTGACCGATATGCCGGGCGAGATTGTTCCGTTTAATGATTCGGCTCAGATCAAACCGGAGTATTTGTCGCCGCCGCAGATGCCGGGCTGGTGGATTCAGCAGCCGGACAAGTTGGCTGGAGAGATTGATGACATTATGGGCGTGCACGATATTTCTCGTGGTTCCGCTCCGGCCAACATCGAGTCCGGTTTCGGTTTGACGATTCTGGCCGAGAAGGACAACACGCCGGTGAATCGTCTTATTAAAGAGTCGGCCGGTGCGTTCGGGCGTCTCATGTCTCTCGTGTTGGAAATCTATGAGGATAAGACGATGACGGGCGCTAAGCGCAAGTCGACTGTGTCTATCCCCGGCAACGCACCTATCGACGTGAAGTGGTCCGGTAAGGACCTGCGAGGTCAGACGACCGCTCTTGTCCCGCAGGACGCTATTCTGCCTCGTTCCCGTGCCGCTCAGATGGAGATGGCTAAGGACATGTTGGGCGCTGGTCTTATAGAGAACGTCACTGATTTTATTGCTATAGCTGATTTGCCGGGCGCACGTGACGTGTTGACGGTTACGTCGCCGGACGTGGATCGTGCCCGCCGGGAGAATAGCCATTTCGGGGTTAGTCGTCAGTGTTTGCCGTACCCGTGGGATAAGCACGATGTTCATATCGCTGAGCACAACAAGTATCGTAAGACCGTCGACTTCGACATGTTGTCGGAGGAGGACAAGGAGATGATTGCCGAGCATATTAAGGCGCACGAGGTTTTGGCCGCCGAAGAAATCGGTTCGCAGCGTATGAAGTCTAATCTTGACCCTGCGTTGGGTATGGCCCCGAACGCCGACGAGGCACCGCCGTTGGAGGCGCTGCCCCCCGGTCCGCCTATGGCTCCCGCTCCCACAGGTCCGGTTCCGATGGGTCCCGACGGTCAGGCCGCTTTGGCCGGTCCCGGTCTCGGCGGCGAGCTGACCCCCGAACAGGGAGCGTCCGAGATTATGGAACTCATGCAGCAGATGGGCCAGTAGTAAACCTGATAGTGTGGCGTTAAGCCCTTAACCCTTGGAGACCCCCGTGTCCGACGATGTACCTAACCTTTCTGCTGCTGCTGCGGCCGCCGCCACCGAGGTAGCGGCCGGGCCTCCCCCTGCGGAGCCTGTAGCGGATGCCCCGTCCCAGTTGGACGATGATCTCCCCGAAGGCGAGGACACGTTTCCTCGCGAGTATGTAGAGAAGTTGCGTGCGGAGGCGGCGAAGCACCGTACCCGTGCCCGTGACATCGAGTCTTCGTTTGACGGGTACAGCCCGGCGGAGAAGACCCGGTTCTTGGAGCTTGCTTCGCAGTTGTCGACAGACCCAGAGGGTGCGTACACCGAGTTCGCAGCCGTTACCGATCGCCTGGCTAAGCAGCTAGGCAAGGAGAAAGTGCAAGTGTCTGAAAACCCCCCTGCCCCTAATTTGGCTGCGGTTCCTGATTTGGAACCTGGTGCCGCCCTTTCTGCTTCCGACATTGAGCAGATTGTTGCTGATCGTATTGATGCAGAGCGTGCCGCTACCGCCGAGCAGGATCAGGTGGCTAAGACGTTCGCTGAGGCGGAAGCTCTCGACCCGTCGTATAGCGACCCTGCCGCTAAGGCTCACCTGTTCGCTGTTGCTCAGACGAACGGTACGGATCTGGCGGGCGCTCACGAGATTATTACCGGCAAGTTGAATGACGTGATCGAGGCCGCTATTGAGGATTACCGTGCGGGTCTTCGTACCGGTAAGACTCATGCTCCTCGGTTGCCGACGGGTGATCCGTCGGCCGGTACTGAAGCTAAGGGTCCGCCTAAGACGTTGGCTGAGGCTCGTGCGTCGATGGAGGAGCGTCTCCGGGCTACTTACGGGGACTAACAGAGAGCTGTCGCTGCGGGTGTGATATAGTTATTTCAGACCGCCTGGCTGGACTGGGTGTTCGTGGTGGAACGGGCCGGACCCGGGAAGCAAACAAACATCCTAACTATGGCTCTAAGCCAGAAAGAGAGACGCCATAATGGCTCTTGATTTTAGCGCAGCGGACGCTGCACTCAAAGAAGATTATCAGCCCGCGATTCGCGAGCAACTCAATAACAGCATCATGCTGTTGGCTCAGGTCGAGCAGAACACCAGTGACGTTGAAGGTTCGGAAGCTGTCCTCAGTCTCCACACCGGACGCAACACCGGCGTTGGCGCCCGCGCAGAGTCGGGTACCCTCCCGACCGCTGGTCAGCAGGCGTACACCACGGCCCGTATTCCGGTCAAGTTCAACTACGGACGCATCCAGGTCACCGGTCCGATCATCGAAGGGATGAAGTCCAATCGTGGCTCGTTCACTCGTGCGATCGACTCGGAGTCCAAGGGCATCGTTTCTGACTTGAAGCGCGACGTGAACCGTCAGCTCCACACACCCAACTCGGGCGTTATCGGCACCGTTGTTTCGGTTTCGACCAACACCGTTACCTTTGCCACTGAGGCTGAGGTTCGCCGCCAGGAAGTCGGGCAGTCGTTCGACTTCTACGACGGTGACTTCGCTTCGGATGACACCGGTGAAGTTGTTGCTTCCCGTGACATCGCCGCCAAGACCGTGACTTACACTGGTCTGTCCGGCGTTGACGCTGGCGACTGGGTTGTCCGTGCGGGCGTTACGATGGGTGGCGCTGCCATTACGTCGAAGGCCACCGAGGATGCCACTCAGGAGATCCACGGTCTCGAAGACATCGTCTCCAACGCTGCGGGTACCGCCGGTACTTCCGATGGTCAGGCTCCTGTCTGGCTGCACGGTATCTCCGGCACCGCTTCCCCCATCTGGCAGTCGTACGAGTCGGCAGTTTCTGCCGCTCCGACCGACAGCGTGTTCGAGACGGCGATGGATGAGATCAACCTCGCTTGCGGCGAAGATCCCAACCTGATCGTGACTAGCCACAAGGCTGCTCGTGCGTTCGCTGCGACTCTCAAGTCGCAGAAGCGTTTCAGCAACAGTGTCGAATTGAAGGGCGGCTTCAATGCCATCACCGTTCAGACCGGCCGTGGCGAGATCCCATTGTGGGCCGAGCGTGACACGCTCGACGGTGTGGCGTTCCTTGTGAACACCGCCCGCCTGACCCATTGGGTCATGTCCGATTGGGGTTTCATGGACCGTGACGGTAGCGTCCTGAGCCGTGTTGCTAACACCGACGCCTACGAGGCGACGCTGTACAAGTACCACGAGTTCGGTACGGATGCCCGTAACGCTCACGGCAAGCTCACCACGCTCACCGTCTGAGTCTATTTGTCTGACGCCGGGGGGCCGAAACCCCCCGGCTAGGGCAGGAAAGAAGTTTCATTATGGCTCTTACAATCACCGAGCAAGATCAGGGTGTCTTCGGAGATCAGCGGTACTGGATCGGCACGGTTGCTTTCGATGCGAGTTACCCGACGGGCGGCGAGGCTCTCGCAGCTTCGGACATTCCCGGTATGAGCACGTCCATTAGGGCCGTGTTTGTTGGGGCGCAGTCTTCGTTGGTTCCGACCAAGGTTGTCTCGTGGGATCCGTCGACCGCCAAGTTGGTTGTCAACGTCGAGGACGGCACTACCGGTATTTCGGCCGAGGCAGGCAACACTTCGGACCAGTCGGGCGTCGTTGACGTTCAGATGCTGGTCCTCGGTTACTGATTCACCCAGCCGTTCACCCGGCACAGTAATACCAGAGAGCCTGCCTCCGACGGGGCGGGCTTTCTGCGTTCTGCTACAATCTGGGGATGCCCCAACTCGATGAGATTTATTCCCGCCAGCAGGACGCCGACAGGTATTCCGAATATTTGCATCACGGCTACGCCCCGTTGGGCTGGTCCGGCGACCCGGATCTGGTGTTGGCTTTCAACAACGGACCGTCGCAGCGGTGGGAGGTTTTGCGGCACGAACCGCAACGTAACCTTCCGAACCGTCACGTCGTTATCATGTCGGGTCCTCCGGGCGCCGAGTTGAACGATTCGGCCCTGTTCTCGTTGATTCAGAATCTAGTATCGGCCGACACGCACCGTGAAGGTAACTCTGCTTTGGAGCAGTACGACCGGATGATGTTGGAGAACGACCGCAAGGAGGCGGCCCGTGAGTCGGCCGCTGCGGACGCTACCGCCGACGCTCTTTCTAAGTTTTACCACGAGGCCGGTAAGGCTTTGGGAGTTACGCAGACGAACTTCTCTTTCTGATAGGATACATACATGTCGACGCAGCTTCAGACTATTCGTACAGAGATTCTTGAGACGGCCGGTTTGGCGGCGGACGACGCCCGGTTCCCGTCCGCTACCCTGAACCGGGTAATCAACCGTGCTCTGCGTAACCTGTCGGCCGAACACGATTGGCCGTGGAATCAGGCATCTCAGACTCTTAGCACCGTAGCCGATCAGGAGGCGTATACTCCCTCCGCTGCGTGGCAGAAGACGATCCGGTTGCGTTACGAGAACCGAGATTTGGTCGAATATCAGCCGAGGGACGCCGCCCAGTTCTTTAACGATAGCGGGGCTCCGGTCGGGTTCTACATTGAGGAAGATGCTATTCATTTTCTTCCGGTACCTGACGGTGTTTACTCCGTTGAGCATATTTATTCTGCGGTGGAGACGGCTCTGTCCGGTGACACCGACACTCCGGCCCTGCCGGACCGGTACATTGATTGGTTGGTGGCGGTCGCTCTAGTGCAGGTCGCGCAACGTATCCGTGACACGGACCTGTACGGCATGGCGGACCGGGAGCGTCGCCGCTGGTCCCGTATCGCTTCGGACGAGGTGCGTAGGTCTACCGCTAACATGAAGATCAAGGCTCGTAGCGACTGGTACGTTTGATGGCTGTACGCACTTTTAAGGAGTGGCGTCAGGGTTCTTCGGGGTCCGCCGATCCGGCCACTATGGAGTACAATTCGGAGAACGCTCAGGTGTACGAGAACGGTACGCTCGGCCCCCGGCCCGGGTGGAAGGACTTTGCTATCAGTACCGGCGGGCGGGTATCCGACCCGTCTGCTGATACTCCTATGGCTTTGCAATGGTACCGGGACACCGACGACGCCGAAGGTTTACTGATCGGGTTCTCGGATGCGAGTTCTTCTAACGATTTCACGTACGACATTGTTCCGTTGGCTACCGGCACTATGGCGTCCGGCGCTGTCGTCGACGCCGAGCACGGGTATACTGCAAAGTTTCAGCCGCCCGAATGGGACGACGGCACTCACTGGTCTACTTGGAACGACGGGTTTTCGTTGACGGCGTTGGGTCCGTATCTGGCGGTAGCCGGGTCCGGCACTCCGGGGACGTTCGCAGCGTCCGGGGTTCCTCCGATCCGGGTACAGTCCACTGTGTACCGTGACCGCACGTACGCTTATTCGATCAATTCGGTTCCGGGCCGCATCTACTATTCTGACGCCGCCGATTACACGACGTTTCAGACCGCATCGTTTTTTGATGTGAACGCTGCGTCAGCTTCGGAGAACGGTGCCGTCACCGGCATGTGGGCGGTGAAGAACGCTTTGATGATAGCTCGCAAAGATAACCGGTGGATGGTGTTGACCGGATCTAGCCCGGAGAACGGCACCCTGCGAGAACTAGGTAGAGACATGGTCCCGGATTATAATTCTGCGGTTGTGTTAGATAACCAGTTGTTTTTCCTGAACCCTACGGGTAAAGGCGTGTGCGTGGCTACTCCGTCGTTTGTGGAAACTACAGCGTTGGAGTATTTGTCTCCTACTGCGTATCCGTCTTCTACACAGATACGACCTAATACTGCGTTTCAGCCGCAGGAAGCGATATCGGACGAGACGTCTCGCACGTTCTTTATGCCGGGACGCAACAACAGCGACGATACTACTATCGTGGCAGTCGAGCGGGTCAATGACGTGTTCAACTTGTCTCGTTGGCTGCACAACACGGCAGCCGTACAGGACGTGTTCTTTACTGCTGGTAGACCCGGAGAGATGTATGCGTTAGTAGACCAGGGCACGACTTGGCAAATCTATTCCCGCAATGTGACCCTCAACCGACCCGCCAATTCCGGGGACGGGTTGTCTGTGGCTTTAACTAACGACAACGGGGTCAGTGCCGGTACAGAAGTGATCGTGGATCTGGGGGAAACTGTTGCAGGAGAGGGAGACATTGTTCGTCCGGTTAAGGTAGTCATAGATCTCGACTACTGGAAGGGCGGTAACTATTCTGCCCCGGAGCTAAAGATCGACGCTACCGTTCTGGGCACCGAATCTACCGTACCTGAGGATTCTATAACGTCTCAGACGGTTACTACTTCCGGATGGAACGACACGTCCGGTAATCTTCCATATAAGCGTAGGGTAGCTGTTGCGTTGCCTGCTACCCAGTTCGGTACCCGGTTCAGGATCCGGGTCACGTACGACAATCTGGCTCTCGACACGGTACAAGTGTATTACGATGAGCAGGACGATCCTCGATGAGTGGTAGGACGTTTGGTTATCAGTCGTCGTGGGATGAGACTATACGGTCTATAAATCCGGGCATGTCTCCGGGTACCCGGGCCAAGGCGGTTGGTATAGCTGATTCTATGAATCAGCAGGTCGAGGAGTTCCTTAACCGTTTCGTTGTTACCGCCTCGAACGACGACGGCGACCTTGTATTTGACGCTGCGGGTACGTACACGTTTCAAGGCGATGTAATCATTGGGGCTTCTGGCGAACTTAGAACTTCAAATTACGTTTATGAGGACACTGGCTGGCGTTTGACGGCTGCGGGTACCGCTGAGTTTAACGGGCAGATGGAGGTGGGCGGGCCTATTCTTCTTGACCCGTCGGCGTACATTGCGTCGAAGAACTATAGTGCTGCTAGTGCTGGTTTCAAGATTGACGGAAATACGGGTATAGGCGACTTTTCGTCTGGTTTGATTGTTAACGGTGACTTTACGGCGGATACGACGACGCTGAAAGTTGACTCGACGAACAACCGTGTCGGTATCGGCACCACGTCGCCTACGAAGTCTCTCCACGTTTACGACGCATACGTTGACCAGATGGCCCGTTTCGAGTCTGGCGATACTCGTGGCGGTATTCAGGTTGCCGATAACGCCACGACCCAGAGCGTTGCCTTAACAGCCGTCGGTAACGATATGCGGCTGATGACGAACAACACTGACCGTGTGGCGATCGACTCGGCTGGCAAGGTCGGTATCGGCACAACGTCGGTGACTGCGGGCCACATCTTGGAGACACGAGGCGCTCTGCTGCTGTCTTCAACGACGGGTGCTGGCAACTCTCATTTCCCGTACACCAATGGGTCTTTCTATTACACGTCTGATCCTGAGACTGGCGGTACAGGCGATCACATATTCCGTACGTATAGCACTGGCTCGTACGCCGAGCAGATGCGGATATTGGAGAACGGCAATGTCGGTATCGGTACCAATGCGCCAGCGTACCCGTTGGACGTGAACACTAACGCTCGCATCAGGGGCGATTTGCGTATCGGTGCCAACGGCGGCGGCGACTCAAATATTTTTTTCTACGACGACAACTCCAACACTGAACGCACGTTCATGTGGGACGACAGCGCTAACCGTTTCTACTTTGAGGGCAACATTGCTCCGTCGGGCAACATCTATGGCCCTAATGGCTCTGCGGGTGCTCCGACCTACAACTTTTCCAGCGACACGAACACGGGCATGTACCGTGTGGGGAGCGATCAACTTGGGTTTAGCACTGGCGGTGCGGTAAGAGCGACCGTTAAGAGCGACGGCATTCATCTCGCCTCGGGAGACTGGTTCCGCAGCTACGGCACCGCAGGCTGGTACAGCCAGTCGTACGGTGGCGGCTGGCATATGACCGACAGCACTTGGGTGCGCGCATACAACGGTAAGAGCATCCTGACCACAGGTAAAATCTACCTTGGCGCAATGACCACCTTTACGAGTGGCGGTTACGCTACCGCTAGGCGCAAAGACTCAACAGGTTATTTCATGGAACTTGTGTCTTCGGAGCGTTTCAAAACAAACATCACCGACCTAGACCTAGCCGAAGCTTCCAAGATTTTGGATGCACGACCCATCAAATATCAAGACATTGTAGAAGCGGCAGAAGACCCTGACTCTCCTTATCAGGTAGGTTTATCTGCCGAATCGTTACATGAAGCTGGGTACCCGTGGGTTTTGAAGTACGACTACGACGATGAAACGAAGATAACTGATTTCACTAAGCCTCGTGGGATTCATTACGAGTTTCTTGTGGCTCCGTTGCTTGTGATTGTTAAAGATTTGAAAACCCGATTGGCTGCGGTAGAGGCGGCATTATGACATCTCTGATCCGATCCCGGATCGAGCCGAAGTTAATGCGCTATGATTCCT